GGTTAATTACACTCACAGATGGAAGTCAGAACGATTTCTCATTGGTGACTCAGTGGTTCATGAGAATGATTCAAGAACATCAAATTAGACCTCTTTGGGTAGGATTCGACCCCTGGAATTCTCAATATTGGATTAAAGAAATGGAAGAGTTAGGATTTAACATGGAGAAGGTTCGTCAAGGAGTCTACTCTTTATCGGAACCAATGAAACAACTGGAAGCAGACCTAAAGAATAAGCTGATCAACTATGACAATAATCCGATCTTGAAATGGTGCTTGTCTAACACCCAAGCCAAAGTCGACTTGAATGGCAATATCCAACCTTCAAAACTTAACTCTAAATACAAGCGAATCGATGGAACTGTAGCACTTATTATTGCGTATGCGATTTTAAACAGGTATAAGATAGATTACGAAAATATGTTATAATATTCACTAAAGAAAGCGAGTGTATTTATAATGAAAAATGACAAAATCTTAAAAGATATCAAAAGAATTACTGACACAATAGCACAAAATCAGTTTCCAGAAATTCAGGAGTTATATCAAGAATTGTACGCAACTTATAAGAGTGAATTAACTGATTTAGAAGGTTCTCTCTTACCTTTACATGATTTGTCCGCCAGGTTTATGAATTTTAATAGAGATCCACATGACCAATTACCAAGAACCGAGTACCCTGCAAATTACATAAAAAACTTGAAAGTTATTAGAGGAAGGTTAGAACTACTATTGGATAACGATAAAGAATCTGGCGAGAATAAAAGTCTTAATATAACAATTAACAATGACAACAAGAGTTCAGCGACCAATTCAGTGACTATGAATATTAACATTACTTTCGAGGATGTTAAAAATCAAATTAATTCTATGGAAGATGTTTTAGGATATGATGAAGTACAGTTAATTAATTCTAAAATTGATGAACTACAAAAAATTGTTGAGTCTAGTACAAAAAAATCTGAAAAATGGAAGAGCATTAAAGAGATTGGCAAATGGATTTTTGATAAATCTGTTGATGTTGGCATAGCGTTGTTACCATTACTGCTTAAAATTAATCAATAATCTCTATAAACTAGGAGTTCATACTCCTTTTTATTTGAAAGGAGTTACATGGGTATATTTACCAGAAAGAAAAAGGAAGGCTCATCGAATACCTTCCAGTTATTAAATCAAAACAATACCTTCTTCACTCCATTTGGAAATAATATCTCAAAAAGTGATGTGGTCAAGATATGTATTGATCGTGTGGCAAGCCAGTGTGCCAAACTCAAACCTAGATACATTAAAACTGAAGCAGACAAGACAGTAACCGAGAAACAAGGTCGACTGTCTTTTTTATTGAAGCATAAGCCTAATCCGCTCATGACACCTTATGATTTTATCTATAAGGTGATTACGTTATTACTACTGAATGATAACGCATTTGTTTATCCAATGTTTGATTCGTTGAATGCTGGGCTTAAAGCACTCTATCCACTAAGGCCGATTTTGGTTGAAGCAGTAGTAGATAATGCGGATGGTTATTACTTGAAGTTCTACTTCGAGGATGGCCAACAATTTATGCTGCCTTATGAGAACGTCATCCACTTGAGGAAGTACTTTGCTTCCAATGATATCTTTGGTGGGAATGGATCGTCTGGCGATCATGAAGCAATCTTGAAGACTATCTCTATCAATGAGAACGTCCTTCAAGGAATCGATAACGCAGTCAGATCATCCATGCAGATTAAAGGGATTATTAAGATGAATGGGATGCTTTCAGAAGCTGATAAGAAGAAACAAAGAGAGCTCTTTGATTTAGCACTCAACGATTCAATCAGCACTAAAGGAAGCTCCATCATCCCCATTGATTTAAAGTCGGAATATGTACCTCTAACAGTAGATCCTAAATTAATCGACAAAGAAACACTCGAATTCTTACAATCCAAGATACTTGATTATTTTGGAGTATCAGCACCAATCTTCGCAAACAAATATAGTGAAGAAGATTTCAACTCGTTTTATGAGTCAACCATTGAGCCTCTAGCCATTCAGCTATCAGAGGCTTTTTCTTTGGGATTACTCACGGAGAATGAGTTAATTCGTGGTGAAGAGATTATTTTCTACAGTGAACGATTGCAGTATGCAAGCTGGAATACAAAAGTGAGTGCCATCGAAAAACTGATGAGCCTAGGGATCATGACCTTAAATGAATCCAGAGCATTGCTTGGACTAGAACCTATTGAGGGTGGAAACAAAAGGCTGCAATCGCTCAACTATGTTGATGCGGATAAGGCAAACAAATACCAGATTGGTGAGGAGAACAAAGATGAAGGTAACAGTTAATGGAACGATATCAAAAGAAGCACTCAAAGTGATTCTAGAAACACAGAAAGCAAAATCACAAATCATTGATGAGTTTTGCAAAGAGAATAAAATAACTAGTTTTCACTACAAGGATTCAGAACTTGAATACATTGTAGAAGGAAAACCGACCAAACCAAAAATCGAGGTGAGAACCAATGATTAAAGAAGTTAGATTAGCAGATGTTAAGTTTGAAGAAGCAGAAGGTAAGATGACCTTAGAAGGCTATGCGATTGTGTTCAACCAGGAAACACTCATCGGAAATGAAGAATACGGTTTCGTTGAATCTATCGATCATCGAGCACTTGAAAATACCCAAATGAAAGATGTCCCTATGAAATACAACCATATGGATTCTTTCCTTATCATCGCTCGAACCAAGAATAAATCACTGACATTATCGGTTGATAACATTGGGCTAAAAGTACAAGCAGAATTAGTCGACACCCAATCGAACCAGGACATCTACAAGATGGTCCGCAGTGGACTACTTGATAAGATGAGTTTTGCTTTCACTGTTGAAGAGCAGTCCTGGAATAAAGAAGGCAAAATCCCTAAACGTACCATCACTAAAATCGGAAGGCTTTATGATGTCTCAGTGGTAGACACTCCAGCCTACGATTCAACTAGTATATATGCTCGTTCTTTAGAGTCTATGGATGTAGAACTAAAGGCTATGGAGTTAGAAGAGCAGAAACAGCATGTTGAAGTGATGAAAAAGAAGATCCGAATCAAAACAAACTACCAAACTCTAGAGGAGAGAAAAAACATGAACTTAGAAAAAAGACGTAAAGAAATTGAAACACGCTTAACTGAGATTCGTTCACTTGTTGAAACTGAATCAGATGTAACAAAACTTGAAGCATTCGACACTGAATGCAATACCCTACAAGAGGAACGCTCTGTCATCGATAAAAAGATGATGATTGCATCCAAAGTTGAAGTCAAACCAATTGTCATTGATACACGCACCGACAATAAGGAAACCCTAGAACTACGCGGTAAACAGCTCCGTGAAAATCGAGTTATCCAAGTGTCCAGTTCGGAAGTTTTGGTTCCTGAAACCGTATCAAGCAACCTCGCACCAGTTCCGTATGCACAAGTATCCACTCTTGTTGATAAAGTGAACATCATCAATTTAAATGGTGGTGAAACCTATAAGAAATCATTCGTGAAATCGAATGGTATTGCTGGAACTACAGCTGAAGGTGCAGCATACACTGAAACTGAACCAGCATTTGGTTATGTCACCATTACGAAGGTTAAGATTACTGCTTACACCGAAATCACAGAAGAACTTGAAAAGCTTCCAAGCATCCCATATCAATCTGAGGTTCTAAAGAACATCAATGTATCCTTGAAAAAGAAAATCTCTGAACAAATCCTACGTGGTGCTGGTACTTCCAACACGTTTACAGGGATCTTCAGTGATCAAGCAGTTGCACTAGCAGATACGACACCAGTCGAACTGTCAGCAATCACTGACACAACTTTAGATGACATCATCTTTGCTTATGGTGGCGATGAAGAAGTCGAAGGCGGTGCAGTTCTTATCCTAAATAAGAATGACTTGCGTGCATTTGCTGGTCTTCGCACTTCCGAAGGCCGTAAGGTTCATACTGTTGATTACATCAATCAAACCATCGATGGTATTCCTTATGTGATCAACTTACATTGTAAAGCGATCGCTGACAGTGCAACCACAGCAGGTGAGTATGCGATGGCTTATGGTTCTCTTAAGAACTATGAAGTGCCTATCTTCTCACCGGTTGAAATCGGTAAATCGACAGATTACAAATTTAAAGATGGCATTATCTGCTACAAAGCATCCGTATTCACTGGTGGCAATGTGGTAGGTTATAAAGGTTTCCTTCGTATCAAGAAGAAAGTCGCTGCCTAATCGGAGGAACTAAATCATGGCCATACTCGATATAGTAAAGAAAGCACTCTTGATTCCTCTAACAGAAACATATGCTGATGAGGAGTTATTGTCTCATATTGAGGCTTGTAAAGAACTCATTCGTTCTGTCGGTGTGGCCGATGATGTGGTAAATGGTGAGGGAGTTCCAATCGTGGATTCCCTCATCCTTATTTACTGTAAGACGTTTTTTGGTTTTAAGAACGATGGGTCTGTGAAAGAACTTCCGAAGAGTTTTGAAATGCTCATCAAACAGCTATCTTTCACGAAAGGAAGTACTTCCTAATGTTTCCAAGTTCACCTAACATCAAATTAACGCTTCTAAAACTAAACAACACACCAGATTCTATAGGTAATCGAACTCTAATACTTACAAGCTTTAAAGAGGTTATTGGGATTAATCTATCAGTTACCTCAAAAGAATATTATGAAAGCAAGAAAACAGACATCAGAATTGATGTTGCAGTCAAGATTCAAAGCTTCTTATA